GGATAAGCAAGAAAAAGTTATAATTTTAGATGAGGGAAAAAAAGCTATGTTTAGTAAATGTGTATTGAAACATAAGCTTGAAAGTAAATCTGTTGTTGAAGCAGAACATAAAGCAAGAACTGACAAAGAATATACAGATATAGTTAAACAATATGCAAAAGCAGAAAAAGAACTTATATCGGCTAGATACCACTATAATAATTTAGACAGATATATAAGCTTTAAACAAACAGAAATTAAAAGAGATTCAAATTTAGTAAATAAACAAGAGGGATGAATGACAAAACTATACTTAGATAACAATGGTCATTATCAAAGAGAAAAAGAGAAAATTAATTGGAAGTCTATAATAGCAAAGACTTTTGTTTATTTTACTTTTTTTAGTTTGCTAGTGTTCTATGTATATCTGTTGCTTAGTGCTTAGTATATTCTAAACCGGTAAGATCAGTATGTTCTGTGATCTCAGTTGTGGCAATACTATAATTAGTAACATAAGCATCATCTCTTTGCTTGATCTGCTCTAAGGTGCTACTTACTTTTGGAAAATGTGGAGTCTGATCTATAAATATAAAACTTGCCCTACCAATATTACTAGCTGTTGTAATATCTACTGTAAGTTCTGTAATAACAAAATCTATATCTTGTGCCATACTTCACAATATAGATATTTAAGATTTAATTAAATTACTTTTTTCCGTTTCGGAATATCTGTGTGCCTTTTATTCCAAAAATACTTGCAACTACAAGAATCCATAAATTAGTGAACCAAGTAGGAAGTGCTTGAAAATGCTCGAAGAAAAGATTTATCTTAGCCATCGCCTCAGCATCGTCAGAGAATACCCCATAAGCAAGGACTAAAATTGGAAGTGTTAATATAAATAAAACTACCTCATCTTTGTAATCGTTTTGCCTAGCTTCTAAAAGTTTGCCCTGATAAGCTTCCTCACCTTTTGCTTGTTTTTCTGCGTGAAGTAATTGTGCTTCAGACATTGCTATCTTAGCTTTTTGTCTATTTGAATATATTTTTGAACCAGCTTGTACTGCTATCTTAATTGCACTTAACCACATTCTAACTCCTTTAATAATTGGCAATAGTGTATTGCTTTATCAATATCTTCTTTACCATTTTTTTGGTCAAAACGACAGATGTACTTAATTATAGAAGCTTGTATAAAGCTAAGCTTATTTGCTGTAATAAATTCTATTGGTTGTATTTTAAAGTTCTTGTAATGTTCCCCACCAACCTGACGATCTAAGGCACTCTCCGTTGATCTATGGGCTTTACAGCACCCTTTTTCGTGGTGTGTGAGATCATTGCTAAAGTCCGTCATACTATCTTTCCTATCCAATCACCTTTTTTATTTAATACTAATGGCAGTAGTTTAGGTATTCCATCAATTATTATAGAACAACCCAAAATGAACCTTGTTTTAAAATTTTTAGCATAAGCAAAAGCCATAGACTTTTGATTAATTAAACAACCTACATTCATTGCAAAAAATAAGTTATCAGGATTTGCCCACCAGCTTACTAAAAACTTTGTGTGATAATGACCCTGTACTGCTGACATACCCATTGTTTGAGATACTTTTAAAACATCTGCTGATCTGCCATGTGTAAAAAAACATTTTTGACCATTTGACATTTTGATAGTTAAATCATCAATCCACTTCCAATTTCTTGTTCCTAAAAAATCTCCATAATCTCTTAAAAACTCTTTACTCATTCCAAACTTCAATGCTCGTCTATAAACTAAGCTAGAGTGATTACTATCTACTTCTGTCACTCTTGGAAACAAAGATTCTAACTCTCTTACATATTTTCTTGCCTCACGCAGTTCATGACCAGCAGAAAATAAATCAGGGTCAGTAGAATGAAAGCTTATTGCATGAAAGTCTAAGAGATCACCTATGTTAATAACTGTGTCAGGTTTAAATTGTTTTTTTATTTCTTTCAGAAATTTTATTGAATCTTTATGATGATATGGAATATGCATATCAGAAATTACTAAAATTCTTTTGTGAGTCATACAAGTTTTACTTGTACTATTAATTAGAGATAATGTAAAGGAATTGGGAGATAACGGCTACTGCAACAGCATAGATAACATATAAAATTCTATCTATATCTCTTTGCATATGTTTGAGATGATTTGTTTCGATAGTATGAATTTTTTGATGAATCAGTTTTATCTTTCCATCAATCTCAATAAACTTTTCGTTTGTTGTAAAGTTTTTTTTCATAACTACCTTTTACGTCTTTTTCTTCTTAAATCAAGATCGTGTTTTCTACTGCCACGAAGAAAGGAATTCACGCGTCCCATACTCCAACTTGCCATAGAAGTACGAGGTCTTGAACCAGCAGATAAAAAAGCACCTTGACCTCTACGATATACTTTTTTAAGCATACCAAGAGTTATATTTTTTCTACCTTTTGCTTTTGCTCTTAGTGTAGAAATAACTTGTTTAGATAAAGGTCGTCTTCGTACTGCCATTATTTTCTCCTAGCCCTAAACATAGATGCTGGTATTCTTGCACCTGATTTATACAAAGCTGACATAGATTTTATTAAACTTGCTCTAGCTGATCTTTTGCTACCTTTGAGTCCTGATAAATATTTTTTAGGCAGATCAAGTTCTTTATCTCTTGCTACTTTTCTTCTTTTTCTTTTTCTTGCCACTTCTTCTTCTCCGTTTTCTCATTGATCTTTTATTAATCATTTCAGCTAAAGTAGCTGTTGTTGTAAATCCACTCACTTACCAACTCTCCTCATTGCGATAGTGTGTGCTTGTGCAAATGTTCTTTTTCTACCATTAGCACCACTCATTAATCTTGCCATTGATCTCATGTGTTTTAGTGTATGGTGTCTAGCATGAGATCGCATGGTCTTTTGTTGTCTTGGTGTAAGGTCTTTAATAATATTCTTTATTGATGCGACCTTTACCATTATCTTTTCTTTTTACCTTTTTTCTTCTTCTTCTTTTTCTTCTTCATTCCATGTCCTGTATGATATGGCATAGTTATCTCCTTTTTTTAGTTTTCTTCTTTTTCTTCATAATAGCTTTTTGTAAAGCCATTGGAAGTTTTTTTTGCTTCTTAGTTAGTTTCATTTTATCTCCTATAATATTTTAGGTTTATATTTAACTTTACCATCTTCTCTATATGCTATCAAATATTGTTTTCTTTGTTCATTAGGATTGTATGATGCGTGAATCCAACCTGAGTTTGGTTCATCTTTGCCTTTGTAAAATTCTAAAATTAATTGATCAATAGGTGTGTTACGATATACCCAATCTGCAACTTCTTCATTATCTTTTCCAAATATTTCAAAGTCACAAGCTTGTCCGTCTGCGTGTTGAGAATTTACTGAAGAACCTATGGCAATACAAAGTTCAGCACTTCTAAAGCCACTTGAAACATTGACTACTCCAAAGTTGTCTCGAACAGGTTGTAAAACCTTTTCACAAAGTAATTTTAAATTATCTATTTGTGTTGGTGATGGATTATTATTAATACCTTTCCGTTCAGCAACTTGGCTTTTAATTAATTCATCTAAAGAAAAGTTTTTTGATAATTTCATTATCTTGCTGTAGCTGGAACTCCGTTGCTAGATACTAATGGGTGTTCTGCAAAAGCCATAAAAAAGTATGTTGCACTAGAAGTATTTTGTGATGAATCATTAAATGCAAAACCATTAGATAAAAAATCATACGTGAGTCCACTTGCATTTTGGGCATTAGAATTAGCTAATAAATAATTACTTACAGGATTATCTACATCTCTTTTGTTATCTACTATAATCCAAGCATCAGTTCCTGAAGTTTTTTTCACCATAAGCCAAGCTGGTTTGAAACCTGTATAAATATGATTTCCAGACCCAGACCCTGTATAGGAACCGAATCTTGAAAAACCGGATTTTTCTGTAAAACAGTAAGCAATTAAATCACCACTTGATGAATTTGTTGGTCCGGCAGTTCCAACACTAAATACATTTGAAGTTGGTGCTGTACTTTGCCAATAAACTGAACCACTTTGTGAAGCAGAAGTTTCATTTAAGAAAAGATAATTTCCCCAACCAAGAACATCACTTCCAACACACCATTCTTGTGAAGCGGCTAAAGATTTCGTAATGACAACTTTTGGAGCCACCCCTAACCCATGTCCGATAGTCGCGTTAGAACCACTCCCTGTCCATTTGACGACACTAAATCCTGATGTAGTTGAAGCTGAAACTGTTGATGTTATACTTCCGTTTGAGTTAGATGAACCAGCACCCCCAGCTTTCCAATTCCAAGATGCAAATGTTGCACTATTTGCGTTAAATTCACCACCACCACCTGAACCATTTAAAGTAAAACCATCACTATCTAAACTTGTAAATCCATCACCTGAAACATCAGCTTGTGCATTGGTTTGATTTGGTTGAATACTATTAGTGGATCTTAAAGCATCTATCACTCTATGATTATCGGTTCTACTTCTTGATTTTACCCAAAGCCAATCTGGCTGAAATCCGACTCCAGTTACAGCATTAGTTGATGCGTTACCTGTATAAAGTAATGTATTAAAATAATCTTTTGGTTGAAATGAAATATAAGCCATAATTAATTCCTTTTTATCATAGTTTATCCGTAATCTTTAATGTTTTTTGTACATAACGCATAATATCCTGAGGGAACCGCAAATTCAAATTCTCCAATACCAGCACTATCACTATTTGATGAAGCTAAACTTGTTGTGCCAAATTTTCCGTTTCCGAAGTTATAATTTTGTACAGGGTCAGTTCCGCCATCATTTGTATGACCAGCAAAATACCAAGTTATATCTGATGTTATAGATTGACCACCTGTCCCAGCAGACGGGTCAGCACTATTTTGCCAAGAACCATTTTTACTGAAATAAATTTTATTATTAGTTGCATCTAGTGCTACACCAATAATATCACCATCAGTCCATGAAGCTAAACCTGTTACAATACTACCGTTATTATTAAATATATCACCATTTGAATTATAACCATAACCATTAGCAGTTGAAGTAAAGTAAGTTCCAGCATCAAAAGGAGCATCAGCATTAAAAATACCGAATGTTGGATATGCACCACCTGTAGAAACACTTTTACCTTCAAAATACCATTTACCTGATGATACTGCCAAAGAGGAAACTACTGACCTATGCGCTGATGAACTATTAGTAGCAGTTGTATTTCCATTAGAAAAAGTAAGACTACCAGCAGTTCCCATTGCTAAAGGATTCATTGTAGCAAAGTTATTTGACGGAGTATCTACATTTTGAGTTATTGTTCCTGATGTAGTGAATGATCTACTATTACCACTACTATCTAAATCTAAATTACCTGAGTTTTCAAATTTTAAAAAGAAACCATTAGTTCCATAAGTTATACTTCCTGTTTTTGGTTTCCAAATTCCTGATGTAGAATCTGTTTCTCCAAAAGTAGAAGCATCATAAGCATAGCCATCTGTAAAGTGAACGTGTGTCATTAAACCATCAAAATAACCTGTAGAGTCCCCTCTACCACCAACATAATTGGTGCTACCACTTGCATTAGCATTAAATGTTGCATCTTGACTTGGATAAGTAGCAGTAGATAAAGATGTTTGTTCTGTTCCATTAACATATAATTTACATCTATTAGAAGATGTTGCTTGTGTAGTATCAACTTTAGCAACTATGTGATACCAAGCAGAAACGTCTCTAAAAACAGCATTTGTTTCTAATTCTAATGGAAAAGAGCCACTATTATAAACATAAAAACTTAAATTATCTTGTAAATCAAATCTTAAATGAATTGCGTTGTTACTATCTTTCCATATATTTGTCATTGTTGATTCTGCACCTAAACCAGCTCTTTTTACCCAACAAGAAAAAGTAAATTTTGTTCCTAAAGTTGGTGTTCCCATTGTATTTGCAAGTCTTGTTGAAGCCATAATATATTCCTAATTAAATTGTCCTGAGTTGTTTATACCTACAGAAACAGTAATTGAAAAGTCTCTTGTTGTCACCTGACTTTCAACATCAGTCGCAGATAAAGTAAAGTTGTAGGTTTGGTCAGAAGTTGGGCTTGGTGCTGTTCCTGTTATATTGTAAGTTGCACTTGTAGCTGGTGATCCTGATAAAGTTAAATTCATTGTCGTGCTTGGTGTATTACTATTTGAAGTTAATATTGATGTTGTTTCGGCTATAGTTACGTTACTGTCTGAAGTAGCGGCAACTGATAACGAAACAGATGAACCAGCAGATACAGTTCCAAGACTACCAGCACCGGTAGAAAAACTTGGTGCAGTTGAAGCACTTAAAATAGCAGAAGATGATCTAACCGCATTTCCGTCATTATTTTCAACTCTTATAAAATAAGATGCAGACGGAAGATTAAAAGTTGCGTTAATTGATGTTGCACTTGTAAACGATACTGCTATTGCTCTTGTTATTGCACCTGTTGATGAATTAATTGCTTCAACTATTGGAACAGACACAAAGTTAGTTCCAGCTATTGTTATTGAGGAATCTGAACTTGGTGTTACGTATAAACTTGACGAAGTAATTGTTGGTTTAGTTTCTGATATAGATGCAAAAGATAAATTACCTGATGCGTCTGTTACCATAGCTTGTCCTGAACTTCCGTCTGCTGTAGGCATTTTAAAAGTAACACCATTAGAATTTAATTTACTTGATATAATTTTAAAATGATTTCCCATGTGTGCGTGAGAAGAACATTGATAATAAAGAATATTTGGTGTGTATTCATCTACGGCTAAGAGAGTATATGCACCTGACGATCCAGCAGTTCCATTGGTCGTAACTCCTGTCGTATATGCCGTTGTTTTAGCATCATCTAAATAAAATCTCAAAGGGTGTCCTGAGTTTGATGCGTCTGCTTGATCAAATTTATAATAGTAAGGTTTTGCTGTATCAGCACCATTCAAAGTAAATGCTGGTGCTTCCATAGACTCTAAAAAATAAGCATTTGAACTCCCTACACCACTATAAGGATGTGCTGTTGTTTTTGTTCCAACTGTAACTGTGTAAGTGATCGGTGAAGAAGAAGAACCATAAGCACCTCTATCGTGGAATAAAGATGATAAACTTGATAAGGTAACTGTACTATCTACTATATTAACTGTGTCGTTAGACATATCAAATATAGCAAAAGAAACCCAAGCATCATTATCAGCATTTCTAAATTTTAAAGTATTTGAAGATGTATCATACCACCATTGATATGCGTATTTAGTTGATGGCTCTGATGATGATGAGTTGTTTGATACAATAGCGGCTAACGCATTATTCAAATCTGTTCTCGTTGCTGGAAAAGTTTGGTTATCTATAATATAATCGTGATTTGCCATTTACTAAAATCCTTTTGCTATAAAATCAAATGTTCTTGAAACAGCACTATTAGATGAATTTTTGAAAGTAACATCAAACCCATTTATTGTTTTGTTTTCTACTAAGAAAAAATCACCTGTTGCCATTCCTTGTCCTGTTATGCCTACAGCATAATTAACAGTTTTAAATGCTTTTGTAAATGAAACTGTTTTTGTTCCAGCACCACTTGATATATCATTTCCTGATTGTATTCGATCTTCCATATCAATAGATACAGATAATGCAGAAATTACAGGTGTCGTTGCACCATCTCTTGATATTAATACCAATCTAAATTTATAATATCTTGCTGTATAGTCTCCGATCACAAAGTTTCTAAAAGCAGTAAATGTAGAGTTATCATCTGATAAAGCTATTTCTAAATGTGCGTTTTCGTTTGCTGGTGCATCTCCATCAAATGAACCTGTAGCCGCATCAAATAATCCTGTTTTAGAGTCAAACAAATCAGTAGGATCTTCTGAAAATTGAGTTAAAGAAGCTGTAACCCTTGAAGTGTGTGATGCTCCAATGTCAATAACACTTGCAAAGTCGTAAGTTCCTGTTGAGTTTAAATCTGTAAGTCTTAATAAATTACTTGCTAAAGTTAAATTTGTTTTTGTTCCTGTAAAATTAGGGTTTTCTGTGGCACTTGCTACATTATTAAAATTACCAATCGCTGTTACATTTGTTGCAATTATTGTTGCTTGTAAAGAAAAGTTACCTAATTTATCTACTGCTTTAATTAGATATGAACCTACTCTAGCTGGAACTGATACTGATGTTGCTGGTCTTGATACCTTTTCAATTAATGATACTGAGTTTTGCCATTCTGCACCTGTCGTTAAAGTTGAGTATCTGACTTGATAAAATGCTAAATCTAAATCTGTTACAGCTTCCCAAGATAGATGGGCTTCGTTTCCAACAATATTACAAGAAAAATCTGTCACGTTTGAGATTGGGTCTGTTGCACCAACAATAGTTCTTTGTGCTGTTACGTAAGAACTAGAAGCCCCACTTGAACCAACAGCTTTGACTCTAACATCATAAGTTTCTTGGTCAATTACATTTAAAACTCTATGAGTTAGACCTGAACCTTGTGCATATATTATAAAATTTGAGTCAGATGCTTTTTTATATTCAACTTGATAAAAAGATACAAAGCTATTTGGAGAAGCACCAACAGCAATATCTAATGCTACAATTACAGTTCCATCATTATAAGATATTAGTTGGTCTGATAAAGTCACACTAGCTGGTGGTTGTATTAAAAAAGGATTTGGTAATGTCGTTGATGGTGTAGATGATACCTGTGTTTTTGTTGCCCAAGTATAATGAGAATCTTGATGTTCAATTAAATTTAAACCAACAGTAAAATCTTCATTGAACGTAATACTATTAACTCGAAAATTTTTTGCACTAAATCCTAATGAACTATGTGTTATTGCCACAATATCACCTATTGCTAAATCATATGCTTTACCACCAGCATTTATATTTAGTTTTAAAGCTTCTCTTGATCTTCTCAATATTACTTCTGCCATTTCTTCAGCTTGATACGGAGAAGTTAAAGTTTGAAAATCAAATCTTCCCTCTAATAAAAAACCACCATCAGCAGTTTTCATAGTTGCGTGTTGATCTGCACTAGCTAAACCGGAATCATCTATTGGGGGAAACTGCACTTCATCTACTTGAAAGTTTCTATCAGGATTTATAAAACTACAAATAACTCTATTATATTTATTATTTTTATCTTCACTTGCTAAACTAAATCCACCAAATATATCATCTTCTGTAAGTGTAATTGATGCTGACCCTGTTGTTTCTAAAACTAATTTATATTTACCACCTGTATAGGGTAAAAAACCACGACAACCTCTAAGTAAAATTCTAGTGTTTTCTATAATTTTTTTACTTGTATCTAATACAGCATTACAATCAAATATGTTGATGTTTGATGCACCTGAATATGGGGTTACTTGTGTTACAGCAACTTGTGAGGCATCATAAAAACTTTGTAAATCTATATTTGCTGTGGCGATGCCTTTTCCATATCTTTCGTTTCTTAAATAATCTAAAATGCAAAATGCTGGATTTGAAGAAAAAGTAGCAGATGATTCAGACAAATTTGAAGCTAGGGTAACAACCTTTTTACCTTTTATTTTTGCTTGAACTTTTGGAATGCCGCCAAAAACATCTTGATTCCATTTAAACTTCAAAGCTAAATAAGCAAGACCTGATAGCTTGTGGTTAGTTCCCCAGCTTGATAATGTTGATAACAAGCTAGATGCACTTTGACTATCAGAACCTAAATGTGGCTCTATTGTAATATATGAAACAGCATCTTTGTAAAAATTACTATCTGAACTATCAACTGTTCTTTGTGTGTTGTCTGCAAATGCACCATCAAATGTTACTACTTTGTCATCTACTCTAATCTGTTCTATTGAGTTTATTTCTCCCTCACAGAGAACCAATGCCATATATAAAAACTCGTTGTCTGTTCCTGAGGTTTCTAAAAAAACTCTTGTTCCACCAACTAATCTTTCACCATAAACAATAGGTATATTTGCATCATTAGATTGTTTATTAAGTAGAATACCTTTTTCAAAAGAATCAAAATCTGTTTCTCCAAATTCAGGTATTTCAGGTTGAGGCATTAACCACGATAAAGCTTTACTTACAACTTTTATTGGAAACTCAATTATTTTTTTTACTGCACCACCCATTTAATTATGAAACTTCCTTTTGTATTTTTTACCAACTCTATAAATCTTATTATGTTTATCTAATCTTAACCAATTAATAGATTGATTAGTTTCTAAATATCCTTTGAAATAATTATAAACCCATCTCATTACTTCTTTAGCTTTTCTTAAAATTACAATATCATATAACCAAATATTGTTACCTGAGTTCCATTGATTTTTCCTCT